TTTTGTAAGAGTTTTCCCATTCTTTTCTAGAATTTTTATAATCTTGATAATTTTGAAATAAGTTAGAACTTAATCTACCTAATATATCATCAGGTAAATGGTCAGCTAAATTAGCATAGTGATTTTCTGTATTTGCAACAGAAGCAATTGCAGGATCATAGTTTATATCAACTGATCCATCTTCGTTTTCTGTAATCTCTACAGGGTTTCCCTGTTCTTCTAATTCTTGTTGCTCAGCTTCTTCAGCTTCTGCAATTTCAACACTAGAAGGTATGTTAATTTCTTGCTCTACGTTTGGAAGAGCTTTGTCTATATCTGCCATTTATTTTTTCTCCAGATTGTTTGACTGTTCTAACAGTATTATAAGAAATATTCAAGCCCTGCGGCGTAGGCCCTGATTTTGGGGGTGGACCACTCTTTTTTCCTAGTCTATTCATCGTATGTGTATTTTCTCATGTTTTCTAAATCATCTTCGTCAATATATTCTTCTACATCTTTAAGCTTACCTTCCATATCAGGTCTTGCGCTTGCTTCATTATAAGTCACACCTCCTGTTTCAGGGTCTACTTCTATTTCTATTTCATTTTCTCTATAACCAGGTCTGTCAGGATCATCTACTTCTCTAAGTGTTATTTTGTTACCTTTTTCTGTAACCACAAAATTATCTGCTTGATAAACATCTGCAAATTCATCAGATCTATTACCGGTAAAATATTTCATTCCTGTTGCTTCAGCTTTTAATTTAACTTTAGCAATAAGATCAAATATAAAAGTAGGCATGCCATCAACAGCTTTTGAAACAGCTGGTGTTAAAGGTTTAGCTATTTTTACAAACTTACCTAAAACTGGTAATGATGCAATACCTCCCATAATTTTCATAAACTTTCTTCTATCCATTTTGGGTGGCTTACTTCCATCTTTAAAACCTTCTCGACTAATATCTACCATGCCACCTTCATCCATTAATGGATCAACTTGTTCAGCTAGGTATGCTTGTTTTTCTTCTGGAGTCATTGCTTGTAATTTTTCATACTCAGCAGCTCCACGTTTACCTAGTTCATATAAACCTTCACCTGCTAATGCGGCTATACCTACACCTGAAAGACCTGCAGCTAATCTTGGTCCTATTCCTAAAGTTAATGCTTTTCTTAGTAATGGATTTTTAGTCATTGCTTCTGCACTTTTAACTAAACCAGGAGTTGCTGCTAGTTCTGCCTCTAATAAAGTTCTATCGAAAGTTTCTTTTGGATCAACGCCTCCAGCTAAATTTAATCCAACCATTCCTGCTGGTGTTGATAATGCAGCTTGACCAATTTTACTTAAAACTTTTCTTCCTGTTTTTGTTGCAAGGGTTCCACCTAATGCAGTAGCTCCTGCAGCGGTTGCAGATTCAATTGGATATTCTGCTACAAAGTCTAAAACTTTTTTATCCCAAGTTTCTGGATCTCCAAATTCTATATCTTCTGGAGGTGCATACTTTTGATCTGGTTCTTCTGCGGTTGCTAAAGCAGAAATACCAACAGCGCCTGCAGTTCCACCAATAACAGCTGTAGCAAGTTTACCTATCTTTGGTACTTTTTGTAAAGCTTTTAGATATTTACTTTTTTTAGCTTTATCGGTTCCAGATATTTCTTCAAATATTTCTATTCTCTCTTGTGGAGTAGCATTTATCAATCTTTGATCAATTTGATTAAATGTAGTTCCTTTTTTACCAGGAAGACCTGTTGTATTAAAATTTTTCATCGCTTGTTGAAGAGTATCATTGTATGGATTTTTTAAATCAGGTAGCCTTAAAGTCTGAGGATTAATTGTAACCCTTCCTTTTTCAATACCAAATCCACCTATTCTATATCCAGTTTTATTAGCAAAATCATCTTGCAATGCTTTTTGTTGTTTTAATAATTCTTGTTGAATAGTAGGAGTTGCTACTTCAGCTTGTTTTGATAATGATAATATTTTACGATCGTAATTTCTTTTATATTCATTTAAGTTATCTTTAATATATTCTATTCTAGTAAAATTCTTTTTATAATTACGAAAGTTATTTCTTTTCATCAAAGCTTTAATGTCGGTATGGTCACCTGCTACTTTAAAATCAAAAGCATTCATCATGTTGGCAGTTCCTTGAATTAAATCTAATTGTTTTTTAGGGAGACCTAAAAGTTTTCCCATTTCGTAATTACTAATTTTTCCAGATCTATTTGTGATACCAACAATGTTTTGATGCAAATAAGAATCCATATAATTTGCAGGGGGTTTTATTTTATTATATAATTTTTTCTCGTATCTTTGTTCTTCTCCAGCGTATATTCTACCTAGTTTAGATAATCTTGATTTTAAATTTGAAGCAGCGTCATCTAAATTTTGATTTGTTTCTTTTGCATAAATTTCTAAAATTGTATTTTTTTTATTTTCTGAAGGTAGATCAGATAATAATAATTTTTTATTTTTTTTCAAAATTCTATCTAACTGTTGAACTTGTGGAAATATTTCAGCGTGTCTTGTTGTAATTAAATCATCTAAATTTAATCTCTTAATAGTAGTTTCAACAAAACTATCTGACATATTTAAACCTGGATTTAATAGATTTATATTTTTAGCCATTGCATTGGCAGTGATTACATCGGGATTCTTTTTTATATAATCAGTTATTATCTTTTCTTTAGCTAATCTTTCATTCATTGGCATACTAGAACCACCTACTTGTTCTACAGGAGTAACTTCTTGTTTGACTAAAAAATTTTTTATGGATCTAGACGCTGTAGTGTTATCTGAAAAAGCAGGGAGTTCTGATTTTAATTCTTTAGCTATTTCTGCTGTAGGTTTTGTTTTAGAAAGATCTATTATTTTATCTTTTATAGACTGCGGTAAGTCTTCGTACTGCATTCCTTTATAAACAAACGTATTGGGAAAATTTCTTTTAAGAACTCTAACAAACTGAGTGTTGTTAAAATCTAATTTAGATTCTTTTACAAAGCCAGATAGATCTTTTTTTATATTAGTTTCACCTCTATTTAATTTTTTTCTTAAAAAATTAATTAACTTATTTTCTTTTTCTAAATAAGCTTTTCCTCCCCCTCCAACTCTATCCATTACAGACCCATTAAATATGCTAAGCCGCCTCCAGCTTGTTTAGTTCTAGTTACATTTTTGATTGTACTTAAAACTTCATCTGGTCCCATTCCTTTTTCCATCATCTTAAATGCTTCATCTAATGTAGCCAAGACTTCTGCTTTTCTTTGCATGTTGTCATCAATTAAAATTCTATCTATTAATTCATCTGTAATACCAGGATACTTTTGTTTTAATTCTAATCGCTCAACCATTTTAGGAGCTAAAGATTTTGCTACATTCATTTCAGCTTCAAGATCCATATTTGATAATTCTTCGATCTCATCAACTGTCATTAATCTTTTATCACCAGACATTTCCATCTCTTCAAGTTTACTCTCTAAAAATTCTTTTCTACCTTTTTCTCCTGGTTGTGGATTTAATTTACCCGCTTTGTATTGTGTAAACATATCTTGTTGATATTCTTTTTGTCTTCTTAAAGCTTCTTCTGCTTCTTCAACCGTTCCTTCCATCATCCAAGTCTCACTATCCCCTAACTCTTCTTCGTATTCTTTGATCTCATCATCTGTTAATTTTCTTTTTCGATCAGGATTTCTAGACTCAAACTTTTCAAACATTTCTTTTTCTTTTGCAGCTTTAGGTCTTTCCATTTCATCTGCAGTCTTTAATGTTTCTTTACCAAATTTTTTATTTATAGTTTTAACTAAAGCTTGAATACCTTTTGGTAAACTTCCTAAAGCAAAACCAACACGTCCACCTGTTGCATTGGGTTCTCTATCTTCTGGATCAAACTTTAATAAAACATCTTCTTGATCAATTTCTTTTTGAATAGCTGCTAGCTCCTCGTCGCTATATCCTCTTGGGGGTTCTTTAGGCATCTTGACATCCAAAAGTCCTTCTTGTTTTAAAATCTCTTCTAATTTTTTAGGAGTCTTACCCATTGCTTCCATTTCAACTAATTCATCTGCAAGGTTAGCAACATCACCTAAAATTTCTTCACCAAATTTACTTCTAAATACTTCTATTGGATCCATTCCTTTACCAAGGTCAATTCCTCTTTTCATTAAAATTTCTCTAGCTAATGTTCTAGTTAAACCAGTTGTTAAATTTTGAGAAACTTTTAAAGTCTTAATTCCTTCTTCAAGTCTTTTCATTAACTGACTTTCAGACTCTTCAACTCTTTTACCTCTTTTATCTACACCAGGTTCGAACACTGCTTCGATAACTTCACCTTCTTTTTTAGAAGGTTTCTTGATACTCGGTGCTTCAACCTCTTTAAAAATTTTATTTATTTGTAATTTTAATAAATCATTAACTTCACCAAACTCTTGTTTTGCAAATTTATAAGCTTCATCTATGGTGATGTTTTTATTCTTTGCAAGACTTGTTAAAGATTTTAAAAATTTAAATATTGATCCCATTAGTAATATGTCCTTTTAGGTTCAGGCAATGGCTCATCCAAATAATCTTCTGGGTGTTCCAAAAACCCGCCTTGTCTAAATCTCATTACAGCTTGTGTCATACTATCGACTAAGTCGTCGTGGTCACCATAAGGAAAAGCTGCACATTCCTCAATGACTTCCTCAGCGAAGGCTTCATTTGTGGGCGCCCATATGCATCCACTCTCAAATAGAGGTGCAACGCTGTTTACCCTCGTATGTTTATCATTACCTTTTGAGGGAGTAAAATTTATAACAGGTATCCCCATTTTTCGCAACTCATAAGTTAAAGGTAGACCAGATGCCTTAGATTCAATAATAACTGTTTCAGGGTTCCAATATTTATACTGATCCATAGCAACACGTCGTAATTCAGGAAACTCCAAACGTTCTTTTAAAGCATCTAATAATATTAATTGTGGACCACTATCTTCGTTTTTATAAAAAACTCCCCAAGTAGTTATTGCTGAGTAATCCGCTGTTTGCTTTTTCATAAACGCTGTATCATAAGATTGTATAACATGGTGCAAGTGAGGTAATGAATCAGACTCCCACTTCTGCCACCATTCTCTTTTAATCAAAGCTCCTTCTTCTGAAGTAGGATTTTGCATCCACTGCGCATTCCATTTACCAATTGACAGTGATGCTTTAACTCCTTCTAATTCATCGAGCTTCCAAAACTCTGGCCACACCGGTTCACCTGAAGGCATGATAGCAGGAAATTCTATTACTTCCCATTTATCCGACTTTGGTTCTTTTGATTGTGCTTGTAATAATTTACCGGTTAGATCTTTTGTATTCCATCTTGTCATAACCAAAACAATTGTACCACCCGGTTGTAAACGCTGACGAGGACCTGATGTATACCATTCATAAGCACGCTCAAGAGCTTCTACATTCAAAGCATCTTGCTCCGAGTGTGGGTCATCAATGATTAATAAATCTGCACCCCGACCAGTAATTGCTGATCCAACACCAGCTGCAAAGTATTCACCGCCTTGTTGGGTTTCCCATTTACCAGCTGCCTGACTATCTTCTCTAAGACGAGTGTCGAATATTTGTTTATACTCTTCCGAGTCCATTAATGTTTTTGCTTTACGCCCGAATCTAACTGCGAGTTCCGTGGTGTGAGTGGATTGAATAATTTTTAAT